GCTTCATCGTCCCACGGCGCCTGATATGTCCAAACCACTGTCCCGTCGGCAGTCGTACCCGAAGTGTTCCATGTCGGTACGGATGCCGCGGAGGTGCCGGCCGTCGTAACTTGCTGAACATTCCCGTTGGCATCGACTATCTGCGTCCCCAGCGCATAAAGCGTTTTCGCAAACCATGCGTTCGCCGTGGCTTTCTGGAAAAAGCCGTTCGGATCCAGGATCAACGATCCGACCGAATAGCTGTTGTTCGCCACCCACGCCTGAGAGGTCAAATTGAAGCAATACGCCTGCCCGCCAGAGACGATGAGGACCTGAATTCCATTCGACACCAACACCGCGGGATTAGCGTCGATCGCGACCGCTCCCCAAACTTGCTGCGTGCCATCGGTAAAGTATTCGATGAACTGATTGTTCGCTACGGCGAAGGCTCTGCCATTGATTTGGCACTGCCCGCGCACCGGCCCCGCAGGGAATGCCGTGAAGACTGAAAGCCCTGGAGTGCCGAAATAGCTCTTGACTCCTGACGCCTGCTGGCCGCCGTACGCGCTGATCGCCACTTGTGGAGAGCCTGATTCGTTCGACTCGGCGAACCAGTTGATCGCTTCTTCGTCAGCTACCGCGCTGGACTGGACCGTGTAGCTGGGACCAATGAACCCGAATCTCACTGGTTCGGGCCGCCGCTGTAATAGTTGAAGTCTCCACGCCTCCCGACTCCAGGCATGCCCGCATCTCCAGTCGTGCCGCGGGGAGACTTGATGTTGTTCGTCTCAATCGTCCGAATAGACTCCGCCCAGAGCTTCGCCAGATCCGGCGAGATTGGCTTCGCGTACATCGGGCCCAGACTCACCGCCAGGGAGTAGACAATCGCATCCCAATAGCCAGGAGGAAGAGAGAACTGCTGCGTGTAGCCGGTATATTCTCCCAGCACGCCGCGCGACTCAATTCGCACCTGGTTGACCTGCGTCGGCACCGGCCAGAAATACAGATTCCCATTTCCCCAATCCGGCGAATAGTAGCAGTCCGTGGGAAGCGTCGATGTCAGGTTCTTCACACGCTGCTCGGCCCACCACGCATCGTCCCGCATGTTGATCGGGATCTCGACCTGCGTTGGCGACGTGCTGTTGAGGATCAGCGACATCGACCGGATCTCCACCGGCCGCTGGTTGCAGTCAAACATTGCCCCTGGGCCAATCGTGACAGGCTGGGTGTTCACCGGCAGCGTGTAGACGGTGAATGCAATGTTGTAGATCATGGTTCGCTTCGCGTTGAAGCGGTCAATCAGCCTTTGTAGCTTCTGCAGCACGGTCGCGGAGTCGTCCGGAGACGGTTGCTCACCTGGAGACAGCGCCCCGATCTCTTGGAGCGCTGCCAGTACCAGTTGATTCACGGTGACCGTGATGGAGTTTGCGGGGGTTGCCAACTACGCCGCCTCGCCCTCTTCTGCAGGGAAGTTCTTTTCGTCGGTCACAACGGGCTCGCCGGGATAATCCAGACCTTCGCCGGTCGCGGCGGTCCAGTCGCCAGCATCACCATCGATGCCGCTCGACTTCGCCTGGTACGGGTGGTCTTTCGAAAAGCCTTCGCTCTCAAGCTTCTCCAGCTCTTCCTGCGACTTGGCGATGCAGCTCCTGACAACCTTTTTTAGCTCGACCGGAGGCTTTACCGGCTTCTCTTGCACCGGTTCCGGCTGAAACTCCTCGTCGACTTCCTTGTATACCATGCGGGGAAACTCTTGAAATTCGGCCATGCTGCCTCCTTAGGCTGCTACGGGTTTGCGGTTGTAGGCGCGCTTCTGCCTGAGGGTTTCGATCTGATCATCCACGCGTGCGGCTTCCGCCTGGTACTGCGGGGAAAGCGGCTCTTCGCGCTCTTCGGTGAACTCAGGAGCTTGCACACTCCATCCAGCTTCGATCAAATCCTGCAGCTCTTCTTCTGATTCGGCGGTCTTATGAAAGACCTTCGCCGGCGTGCTCCGCGTGAGGTCGTAAACCATCATCGGGAACTTTTGAAAGCGGTACTGCTCGCGCGGAGGATTGTTTAGATCGACCGTAGACATCGGCTTGCGGTCGGCGTCGAACTGCGCCACGATCTGACGCATCCTTGTAACTTCTTCAAAACTAAGCTCTTGTGGCATAGTCACTCCATAGATGGTGCGCATGTGGTCTTGCTTTTGCTGCTTGGTGAGGCCCGAACGTCTGATTCTTGGCTCTGGAATTGGCATAGGAAAGTGAGGGACGCACCCCGAAGGATGCGCCCCCTGGAGGAAGCTAGTACGCCAGCGCGCCGAGGCTGTACAAGGTGTATGCCGCGCCGTTGCCGGATGCATCGCCCACCGCAGTCACCACCAGCATGAAGCTGCGCTGATTGAGAGTTGCGATGGTGAGGGTATCTCCGCTATTCGCCGTCCCGCCAGCGCCCACCGCGATGGTCAGCGTCGACGTGCCGTTGTTGCGAATCGTGAAGAAGTAAGCCTGCCCGATCACCGGCGCCTGCAGCTGAGGAAGCAGCAGCGCCGCGGTGGGAAGAGTATCCGTCTGAGTCGTATTGGCCGTCTGGATAATGAACCCGCCGTTCAGATCCGATGCGAGCAAAGTTCTTGCCCCAGTCGGATACGAAGCGATCGTGATGAGCTCACTGATTGGACCCGAGAAGAACGGAGCTTGCGCCTGAGGCGTAAAGTCCGTGATCACAGGAGCGAGGGTGGAGGGAATGGTCGAGGGAAGATTAGGATTTGCCATGTTTATGCTCCCACGACGCAGACAGCGCCGTTATCTTGATACAGGTTGCCAAGCCCGAACAGGGAATCCATGCGGTTGACCTGCACAGAACGAACCGGGTCCCACGCCTTGACCTTGCGAATCGATAGCCCGGTGTCAGGGTCCTGCGCCGCGCCAGCCTTCTCAACTGCGGACGGAACGTACAGTTTCGCTCCGACAATCGAGAACGCCTGACGGGTGAGACCAAGACCAACCGTGCCAACCTTGCCATTCGGCGTGGTCGTACCAGGCCACAGAGTCATCGCCGCGGAATTCGCCGGCAGAGCATCCACGTTCTGGTACTGCGAGGTCGGGCCGTAGATCGGGGGCAGGATGTTGATCACGTCCACACCACCACCAACAGCGACAAGCGCCTGAGTGATTGTGAAGACCTTGTTCACCGCATGACCCGGAATACGGCGGGTCATCGGGTTGACGAGGTTCACGCCAGCAAAGGAGATTTTGTCTCCAACGTTGAACGTATCGCCAGCCGTTGCGTTGACCGTGATCTGCGTTCCGGACTGGTTTGCACCATTCACGGTATTGGCTCCAGCCCACGTTCCAGCGGTCTGAGCCCACAAGGACTGAGACTCATAGAACATGAACGTCGACAGTTCGCCGATCACGCCTTCCTTCCACTGCTTAGTGATTTCATCCGCAGGGTGGAAGATCGAGGTGATGTTGGAGCCCAGTGTGCTCATCATGCTCGAGGAAATGAGCATGGCACGCTTGCCGAGGACGCCCGCCGCATTCTCCTCGAGGCGCTGGCGAGCGGTGTAATACGTCGATACGCTGGTGGGGTCGGTACCGAGCGCGCCAACAGTCATGCTGGCGTTCTGGTAAGCCCACTTCGCGCAACGCGAATCGCACTCCTGCGCCAAAGCAGCGGCGGCAGGCTCAAAATACTGCTCCTGCAGCTCAGCTTCAGAGCGCTCAAGCTTGACGGCATCTTCGTAGTCGTCCCACTCGAAAGCGACCTGCATCCACTGGTTAAGGTTGACCTGAGTCTGCAAGCGGTTGATGCCCTGCGGTTCGTATCCCATGCCATTGGTGACCTGGAACCGCTGAGGGAATTTGACCGTGATCTGGCTGCCGGGGGCGAACTCCTTGTCGAAGTCCTTTTGCCAGGAACGGTTGAAGTATTCCGCGACAATCAGCTTATTCAGCAGAAGCCGCAGTACCTTCATCGATACCCATGTAGTGTTGAGAAAATTGTTTGCCACTTAGTTTCCTTTTCTGCGGGCTAAATCTTTGCGATTTTCGGCTTCCATCCATGCCCTCATCGCTTTGGGGTCGCCCGCTTCAGCAGCTTTGAGAGCGCGATCCGATTCGCTCAAGGTTCCCGTACCCCTGGAACCCAGCTCGATCGGCGGATCTGGTGCGCTCTCTGGCCCTCGTTTTACAGGAGTCTCTTTGGCAGCGAATTGGCCCTTATCATTCCTCTCGGAACTGGCCTCACTGCCTTTCCCAGCAAGTTCGTCAGCGATTCCAGCCTCAAGCTTCGCGATGTATCGGATAGCCTTACCTGGTGAGGTCTTCGCCGTTTCGAGGAAGCTCTTGAATGCTTCAGAGTCTCCACCGAGGGTAAAGAGCAAATCAGGAAGGTGTTCCGATTCAGTCAACATCTGCTTGACGACGGGAGAGATAGCCTTATCGGCCTGAATAGTCTGCGCCGTGGGCGCCACCGTCTGGTCGAAGGAATCTCCGTACCGCTTACGACTTTCTTCCACCTGAGTCATGAAGCTCTTC